GGGAGCCTGATATAGCTATAATAGAGGCTAAAGCATCGGGACTACCTCTTCTCCAAGAACTAAGAGCAGTGGGAATTCCTGTTTCTAACTTCACGCCAAGCAGAGGACAGGATAAGAATTCAAGACTTCATGCAATTGCTCCTCTATTTGAAGCTGGACTAGTTTGGGCACCTGATACTAAATGGGCTGAAGAGGTTATGGAAGAATGTGCAGAATTTCCTAATGGAGATCATGATGATCTTATGGATTCTACAACTCAAGCTTTATTACGATTTAGACAGGGAAGTTTTATCAAGCATCCCGAGGATTATAAGGATGAAAAACAATCAAAAGAAAAAAAGATCTATTATTAAAAGTAGAATAGTTTATAATGCTGCTCCAATGAACAAGGAAATGATTATACCACAAGAAGTTCCAAATTCAACTGTATCTGTTGAGCCAACTGTCGATGGTGCTTGGCAAATTGTAGTTCGAGTAGGATTCTTCCCTACTGAAGATATTGCAGCAAATGCTGCTAAACATCTTTTACGAGGAACTATGTGGGAAGAATATAAAGGTATACTCAATACCTTAAATGTGACGATACACTAATGGCAAGAAATCCAAATACAAATATAGAGAAATCGTTAGTTGAAGATGAATTAGCAGTTAATGATTTTTTGGCAACAGAAGTTGATTTAGAACCAACTCCTGAACCTTCTCCAAATGTGACTACTGGAATAGATGGTGGGGCTACGGTTAGTTTTGGTAGACCATCCGTTATTTCTGAAGCAGGAGACCACCTTTCAAATTTAGCAGATGTAATGTCTGAAGAGACACTTTCTCGGCTTTCTTCTGAAGTATCCGATTTATACAGCAGAGATAAGGATAGTAGAAAAGATTGGGAGAAAACTTATGTAGAGGGATTGGGGCTTCTAGGAATGAAGATAGAGGAACGCTCTCAGCCTTTTGCTGGAGCATCTGGTGCTCATCATCCATTATTAGCTGAATCTGTTACACAATTTCAGGCTCAAGCCTACAAGGAACTTCTACCTTCGGGTGGACCTGTTCGTTGTCAGATTATGGGAGAAAAAACTTCGGAAACAGAAATGCAGGCTCAAAGAGTCCGAGAATTCATGAATTATCAGATTACTCATGTTATGGAAGAATATGATCCCGATATGGATCAGTTACTATTCTATCTTCCGCTTTGTGGCTCAGCCTTTAAGAAAATTTATTATGATGAAAGTATTCAAAGACCAGTTGCAAGGTTCATACCAAGTGAAGAATTAATTATTCCATATACAGCCACAGATCTCGAAAGTTCACCACGTGTCACTCATGCTTTGAAAATGACGGTAAACGATTTACGAAAACTACAAGTTTCTGGGTTTTATAGAGATATTGATTTGAAGCCTTCAGGAATTAGCACAGTTTCCGATTCTATAAGTAAGATAGATGAGCTTTCAGGTAAAAGTAAGGATCATGATTTCGGCGATGATGTAAATACGTTATTGGAAATGCACGTTAATTTAGATTTAGAAGGATTTGAAGATGAGAATGGAATTAAGCTTCCTTATATCGTCACAGTAGACGAATCTTCAAATGAAGTATTAGCTGTTCGACGTAATTGGCTTGAACAGGATCCTTCTAAATCTAAACGTCAATATTTTGTTCATTATAAGTTTCTTCCAGGATTAGGATTTTACGGTTTTGGGTTAATTCACATGATTGGTGGGCTGAGTAAGTCCGCTACTTCTATACTGAGGCAACTGATAGATGCAGGAACTTTAGCAAATCTTCCAGCAGGATTTAAGGCAAGAGGATTACGAGTTAAAAATGACGATGAACCTTTAAGTCCAGGAGAATTCAGAGATGTTGATGCTCCAGGAGGGGCAATCCGTGATGCTTTGATGCCACTTCCTTACAAGGAACCAAGTCCAACTCTATTTCAACTATTAGGATTCTTGGTGGATTCGGGAAGACGTTTTGCATCAATTACAGAACTTCAGACGGGGGATATTGGTGGCCAAGGTAGTCAGATGCCAGTTGGCACCACTTTAGCTTTACTAGAACGTGGGACTAAGGTAATGTCTGCTGTACATAAACGATTACACTGTGCTCAAAGAATAGAATTCAAGCTTTTAGCCAAAGTTATTGCTGAATCACTTCCCGAGGAATACCCTTATAATATTCCAGGGGGACAAAGACAAATTAAGGCTAGTGACTTTGATGATAGGGTGGACATTATTCCTGTCAGCGATCCTAATATTTTCAGTATGTCTCAACGAGTTATTATGGCACAATCTCAGTTACAAATGGCACAACAAGCACCACAAATACATAATTTACACGAGGCTTACTATAGAATGTATGTGGCACTAGGTATTCAGAATATAGAGGAGATACTTCCTAACCCTGATCCAGAACTTTCAAAGGATCCTGCTTCAGAAAATGCTGATGCATTAGTAGGAAGACCTTTAAGGGCATACATTCATCAAAATCATCAGGCTCATTTAACAGCACATACCTCGTTTGTCAATAACCCTATTATGCAACAAAATCAACAGGCAGGACAAGTGCTACAATCTCATATTCAGGAGCACTTAGCACTACAATACCGTCAGCAAGTTGAAGAATTGATGAAACAACAATTACCAGCTGAGGGACAACAAGTTCCACCTGAGGAGGAAAATAAAATAGCACAAGCTGCTGCACAAGCAACTGAACAACTAACCAAAGAGGCACAAGAAATGATGGCTAAACAACAACAAATGGGACAATTTGATCCTATGGTCCAAATTAAACAACAAGAAGTAGCAATAAAAGGACAAGAGGTTCAGCGTAAGCAACAAGATTCTCAACAAAAACAAGCAGTGGATATAGAAAAAGAAAAAATGAAGGCTACTGTGGATATGAATAAAATTCGATCTGATGAAAAGATTCAGAGAGAAAAGATGAGAAGTCAAGAGAAGATAGCTCAAATAACTAAAAAAATTGATGTAATGTAGGAGGAAAAATGCCATACGGACCTGGAACATACGGAAGTAAACAAGGAAGACCACCAAAGAAGGAAAAAAAGAAGAAAAAGAAAAAGACAAAGACACTAAACACAAGGAGGGTAATATGAAACTCATCAAAGACCTTTGGGGTTGGCTCAAGGAATGGAACGATTGGGGCATGAAAGACTGGATAAAAGCTGGTATCATTGTTGTCGTTGTTCTATTCGTCTTATATAAGATGACTACAGGAGCAGCGTAATCCCATGTTAAAGCTCGCAAGTAAATTATTCGGTGGTGGTGCCCTCAAAACCGTGGGCACCATTATTGACGAAATTCACACTAGTGACGAGGAACGTCTTGCAGCTAAGAATACTATTGCAAAAATTGAGGCGGAACTTAAGAAGCGTCAAATGGATATAAACCTTGCTGATGCTCAAAGTAAAGCAGGGGGAATCTCAGGAACAATTCAGAGAATATGGCGTCCACTGATTGGATTTAGTTGTGCCTTAGCAATATTCTGGGAATTTGTTTTAAAGCAATTTCTCATGTTTCTCATTGCTACAATGAATTGGGAAACAAAACCGCTTCCAGAACTAGACATGGCAACTCTTATGCCACTAGTTATGGCTTTGCTTGGAATGGGAGCATTGCGTAGCTATGAGAAGGTGAAGGGGGTCAATGTTGATAAACCAAAGAATAAAGTATGGTAATTAATGGATGAATTAGCACTATCAGACTACTTGTTAAAGAAGAATAGAGAAAGACAAAAGGAAATAGGAGAAATTCTCATAACAGGTGGAGCTAAGGATTTTGTCCAATATAGAGAATTTGTTGGAGAAATAAGGGGATTAACATTTGTAGAGCAAGAAATACAATCAATTTTAAAAAACTATGAGAGGATAGATGAAAGCAGCAACTAAAAAGAAAGAAGAAGATATTCAAACTAAAAAATTTGCATTATTAGACAAATATGTAAATCAGGAAGATGTAAAGAAGGTACTAGACCCAAGTAAAATGGATATAACGGTTTTGGAGAGACTTCCGAAGCCAACGGGATGGAGAGTCTTAATACTTCCCTACACAATGTCTTCTAAGACGAAAGGGGGAATATATATACCTGATCAGACTTTAGACCGAGAATCCTACGCTACAGTTGTGGGATATGTTGTTTCGTTAGGTCCTGATGCCTATAAGGATAAGGCAAAATATCCTGATGGACCATGGTGTAAGGAAAAAGATTGGGTAATTTTTGGGAGATACGCAGGAGCTCGCTTTAAAATCGAGGGAGGAGAAATGCGAATTTTGAACGATGATGAGATCCTTGCGACAATAAATAATCCCGAAGATGTATTTAATACATAAAAAAGTCTTTACATTTTATAAAATAAGCTCTAAATATAGGAGCATTAAACCATGGAGGTAAACCATGCCACAAGTGCAAACAATGGCGGACAGCAAGTCTGTCCCCTTGCCAACGGACGGAGTAGAGCCTGTAGAAATCGAAATAAAAGAGAAATCTCAGGAAAATATAGTTAATACAGAAAAAATTACTCCTAAGGAAGACTCTATTAAGGTAGAGACTTCAACAGAAGAAACTTCCGAAGAGGAAGTTGAACAGTATAGTTCGACAGTTCAAAAACGAATTGACAGACTTACTCGTAAGATGCGTGAGGCAGAAAGACGAGAAAAAGCTGCATTGGACTATGCAAAAGGTGTACAAATTCAGGTTGAGTCTTTAGAAAAGAAACAAGCTGAATTTAGTAAGACTTTTCAGACAGAAAAAGCTGTATCTATTAAATCGCAACTAGAGGCAGCTAAGACCAAGTATAAATCAGCCTATGAGGGTGGAGATACTGATAAAATTATTGAGGCAAATGAAGAACTTGCGAAATTACAAGTTGCTCAGGCGAATCTCGATTTAGTTCCTGTTTCTAGCGAGAAACCAGTTGAAAAATCAGAACCTAGACCCAAAGAACCTGCTCCACCAGCGAAACCTGACCCAAGAGCAGAAGAATGGGCTAGTGACAATAGTTGGTTTGGTAAAGATGAGGCTATGACATATGCTGCTTTCGGTATTCATAAGAGAGTAGTAGAGGTTGATGGCTTTGATCCAAAATCTGATGAGTACTACGCTGAAATAGATAAGCGTATGCGAAAAGAGTTTCCTCATAAGTTTGGGGAGTCGGCAGAAGTAGCAGAGAGAACAACCAAAAAGGTTGTAAAATCTGCAGTTGCTCCTGCTAATAGGAACGTTCGATCTGGACGCAGAACGGTGAAACTCACGCCTAGCCAAGTTGCTATTGCAACTAAATTAGGTGTGCCTTTAGAAGAATATGCTAAACACGTCAAGGAGGCGTAGAATCATGGCTACTGAACAAATAGATAAAACTCCACGTGCTGAAGAAACTCGCGAAAAACAAGCGAAACGAAGACCATGGCAACCACCAGCAATGTTGGAAACCCCGAAACCACCAAATGGGTACCATTATAGATGGATCCGAGAAGCTGTACTAGGTCAACAAGATCCCACAAATATGTCAAAACGTAGACGTGAGGGTTACGAACCAGTACGATCAGCGGATCATCCAGATTGGGAACTCCCTACAGTGGCAGACGGTAAACATGCAGGTGTCATCGGTGTCGGAGGACTTATTTTAGCGAAGATTCCTGAGGAGACTGTCAAGGAACGGGAAACCTACTACGCCCAAATGAATCAAGATCAAATGGACGCTGTTGACAATGATCTCATGAAGGAACAACATCCAGCGATGCCAATCCATAGGGATAGGCGGACGAGGGTATCTTTCGGTGGACCTAAAGGTTCTGATGAGCAGAAGCGAGGGTAACCGAATTTAAGTAACTCAAGGAGGATATAACCATGGCAAACAGTGATGGAGCTTTTGGTTTAAGACCTGTGAGACACTTAACTGGTGGCGAGATTCGTACTAATGAGTATGCAATTGCTGCAAGTGCAAGCGCAATGTATACAGGTAGCTTAGTGATAGCTACTGCTGCAGGCGGTTGTGCTATCGCAGCTGCGGA